CCATGGTATACCTGGTGGGATGGGTCTTTGACCAAGGATCCCAGTTACAAGGGGTCTTAAAACTCGTAAAGTTTGGACCCACTCGTAACTCGTCTTCTTTAGTTCTTCTACCACAGATTCCTGTAACACGGAGTACATTAATGAGTTCATTACGAGCTCTTTATTATGCTCTGAGTAACATGGAATTCCTGGGAGGACCATAGATAGGAATTTTCCTAGGTTATGGTTATACTCCATTTGGACCCTTTGAGATAAGGGGAAGTAGTAGAGAAGTGGAATAGTCTTATGTAATGTCCCAACTAATTTAATTAGATGTGGTTCATTAACGATAAGACTACCCATAAGATGACGAATGGTGTCGGGATTTGGATCAAGATTTTCTTGTTTGTATATCGAGATTAAACTGTTTGTTATCTCAGGAATACTTGATTCCTTTGATATAGACCACACAGGGTATGGACTTAAATCTATACCCTTATGGATCAAACGTTTAGCAAACTCGTAAGTCGTTTTAGACTTAAGAGTTTTATTCCATGATATACCAACATCGATAAGCATATTGAACGATTGGTATTCTTTGGCCACTAGATCATCTTTTATTACAATATCGTCTCCAAGTATCATGTAATCTCCATTAATTGGAAGTTTTCCATATACTTTATAGAAGCAATATTGTACTATTAAGTGATGAGTAATAGTGAATGTAGTCCATGAAGAATACATTCCCATTGGTTGCCCACAATTATAAAAGTAATCTTTACCTTCATACTTGTACGGTTGTCCAATAAGTATATTACTCCAAGCTCTAACACCTTCAGGATCACCAGTTAGACACTCTAATACAAGCTCTTGTAGCTTTATTGGCATTCTATCTGTTGCATCTTTAAGGTCAAAGCTATGATAATAGTGATCAGGTTTCCCAAACTCTAGGGGATGACCCTTTTGATCAAATGTTCTATCGAATTCTGAAAAGTTTTCGAGTATTTTGAACATTCTTTCATGGATCACCCTCAGAATAGCTTGAGAATAATAATCTCCGATTGCGATGACACGTGTCTTACCCTCCTTATCAGGTATAGCAGAAATCCTCCTGAAATTCACAACTTCAGGTAATTGGGATTTAACTTTACTAAATAGTGCCTTTGTGAGGTCACTAGCGAAAGGATACAGGGCAGATATTG